CATCGCCGCGCGGCCGACGATGAACGGGCGCGGATAGGCGACCACGTCGAGCAGCTCGGCGTCGACATAGGAGAGGAAGGCGACGGCGCCGGCGCGCGTGCCCTTCCACGCCGCATCGCGCCAGGCGTTGGCGATGACCGTGCGCTTGCGGGCCTCGGACCAATCCGAAAACCACAGATCGACGGACTCATGCCCGGCGAGCCACGGCAAAAACGCTACAGGCGTTTGCGCGGGGTCGACGACCTGGCGAACGGGGACCGGCAGGTCGTCGCTCATGGCGGCGGCGCACGCCTGTTCCCATGCGCCGGCGTTGCTGGGTAGAACAACGGAAACGTCGCTCATGCCACGACACACGGCGTAATGGTGAGCCCGCTCAGAACCGGGACCGTGTAGGGATCGGGCGGAATGTCAGCCGCAGGCGCTGTGCGCGCCACGCGCAAAACGCCGGGACCATAAGCCGCGCCCGACAGCAGATCGACGGGAACCTGGCCGCCCAGGATCATCCGTGCGGACGCCGCCGCCGTGACCGCGGCGGAGGCGTTGGACACAACCGTCGCGGGGTCGGGTCCCTGCGGAATATCGAGCGTCAGCGCGACCGAATAGAGCGCGCGTTTGGCTGCGATCACGGTGACTGACGTCGCCTCCGCCCGCACACCGGTGGCGTTGACTGCAGCGCGGACCGTGGCGACCTGCGTGTCGGTCGGAAGCGCGCCGGCGGGACCGATCAAGACGAGATCGATATCGCCGCGCCGGCCGTGCGTCTCGAAACCCAGCACCGCCGCGTCCAGCATCGCCGGCCAGGCCGTGAACGCCGAATAGAGATATTTGTCGACCGACCCCGCCGCCGGCCGGTCGAACGCCAGCAGATAGCGGCGCAGCAGCTGCGCATCCGTCTCATAGATTGCGGTTGAGGTGTCGGTCGCGGCCTGGATCAGCAGGCGTGAAACACCAATGCGAGCGCAGATATTGTCGAGATCGGAGCCTGACGCCAAAGGCGCCAGCACGCTTTTGACGGCGTCGTTGACGCGCTGGCGGTCCAGCAGGCGCAGATACGACCAGGCTTGCCCCAGAATGACAGCCGGGTCCGTCTCCAGCGTCGACACTTCATAGGCAGGCAGAGCCGGGTCAATGACGCGCGCCGCATCCCAATACGCCTGAAACCGGTCCTTGAACGCCGTTAGAAGCGTCTCGAAATTGAGCGCCTCGATGGCCGTCGGCGCCGGAAGCGCGGACAGGTCGAACGGCAGGAGCTGCGAAGCCATCGAAATCCTTACAGGACGAAGTCTTTGGTCGCCGCGACCGTGTCGTCGCCGCTCAGGGCGTTCGGCCGATAATCGCCAAACAGGCGCAGGCCGAATTTACCCTGGCGCAGGCGGTCGGCGGAGTTGGTCGATGCGGGATAGGCGATCTGACGGACGCGAAAGCGCGGTTCCCAAAGCTCAATCGCCAGAATGATCGCCGTGTAGAATTTGGCGGTGGTGTCCGGCGTCAAATTCTGGCCGAGGATGCCGGCGACCGCCGACCCGAAGACGCGCCGCATGACGCGGGCGCCAAAACCGGTGGTGAAGATGACGCTGAGGGATTGGAGCACATGGCTCCAGTCCTCCAGCGGACGGCCCGTGCGCCTGTCGATACCGGCGCTCATTCGGGCGTTCCCGTCGTTCCACCGCCCGGTTCAACACCCGAATGTTTGTGCGTGGCGCCGACATCATGCCCTTCATGAGTCAGCTTCCCGCCGGCGACAATCAAATCGCCATTGATATGGACGGCCCCGTTGATCGTGTAGGCCTTGCCGTCATTTGTGATCTTCACGTCGCCCCGAACTTCGACGTCTTCATCCTTGTCCGATGGCGCCGGATTTTCATCCGACCATCCGTGGGGAACGCCGAGCGCCGTCCGGAACTCCCCATCAGGCGAAATCATCAGCATCTGCTGCCCCTTGGATGGCGGGGAATGCGATTTGCGGGCGCCCGCGATCTGGCTGTAGCGAATCCACGGCGACTTGACCGGTTGCCCATCCGGGTCCAGCCCGATCTCTTGCCGGTAAAGCTGCTTGGCCGGATCGACATCCGTGACCTTGCCGACGCGGAACATGCGCTCGACACGCTTTTCCAACTCGGCGATCCGATCAAGGGCGGCGGACAGCGCCTCATGAACCTCACGCATTAAAACGGCTCCATGGGCAAGGTCTCCCCGACCGCCACGGTCACCGGCGGCTCTGAGCCGTCCTCGTTTTCAACCGTCACCCCATTGATCAAAGGCGGCGGCGCGCCATCCGCATTGATCGATCCGAGGCCAAGGGCGGCCAAGGTTGCATTGGAGACGCCGAGCGTCGCCGCCAAGGCGGAGAATCCCGTCATGCCGCTTCGGATCGCGGCTGCGAGCAAATCGGCGATTAACGGCAACTCGCCGCTGGCCGCGCGCATTTGCGCAAGCAGAGCGGACCAGGCTTGCGTCGGCTCCCCGAACGGCGGCGACGACAGAGCCGAGATCGTCAGCGCGACCATGTGTGACGCGACCTTGACGCCCTTTTCGGTTTCGAAAAGAGGCATCGAATACATGTCGCCGGTCAGACTGGTCCGAAACTGCTCCCACAGCTCGCCCCAAGGGCCGGAACTCGGCGCCAGAGCCGCTTCAATTTCGCGCCACATGAACCACAGCGCGGCGGAACCTTGCAGCATTTGAGCCGCCGAGGCGCCGGAAACCTCGGCGTCTACGGGCGAGAACAACTCGACCCGCAACACCACAGTCGAGCCGCCCTCGCCAAATCCACCGATCGGCTTACCGGAGGCTCGCTCCACGAACAGGCAGACCGTCTTCGCCACGATTTCGACAGGGGCGTCCGGCTCCATTTTGACGACGACATCGGCGCCGAAACGGGCGCGAAGCGCCTGGGTCGCGATGATGAGGAGAGCGAGGCCGGGGAGACCCATTTTCAGGCCTTGAGGATCGAACAAACGATGCGGCCGAGCCCGTCCGGCTCGACGCTTTTGATGGAATAGACGGGCGCTCCGACCGGTTCGACCGGCTGCAACCGCCACCCCTCTTTCGGCGTGGGATTGACGCCTTCGTCGCTTGCGAGCGCGGAGACCGCAAAGTCGAATTGCGCGGCTTGCGCCAGCGTGTCCGCACGCGAGCCGATGACGCCGGAAGCGCCCTGGACGCGCTGGATTTTGGTCGGAATGTCCAGAATGCCGAACAGCTCGTAAGCTGGGTTGGCTGGATCAGGGCCGCCAGCGAGCATGTCGCCGGCGAGCCATGGGATGATGGTGACGAGGTCGCCGTAGCGGCGATCCAACAGGGGCTGGCGCGCCTTGAGCTGATCGCCGAAACGGCTCACGGTCAGGTGCTCGCGACCAGCTTGCGCAGGGCGGCGGGGCGGGTGCAGTACGACAGCGGGTTGGTCTGCATCTCCAGACGCACGCCCTTGTTGTTGTCGCTCGGGATCGCCTTGGCGTAGCGCGGCAGGCCGATGGTGTTGGTGGTTTCCATGTAATCCGCCGGAGCGAACACCGTGCGGAAGAAGTTGGGCACGCCGAGCGGAAAAACCCGCGCTTCGGTCGCGCCGATGAACGGCGTCACGCCGCCGGAGCCGTCATTGGCCGGCACATAACCCTTGTAGTTCTCCCAGGTGATCCCGCCGAAAGTCAGCGTCTGATAGGCGATGCCGTTCCGAAGCTGCTGGCCTTCCTGGTAAAGATAGGTCTTCTCTATGTCGGCATGCGTGACCAGCGTGTCCCAGAACGTATCTCCACACAGCGCGTAAATGCCGGAATAGGCGATGCCGCCGAGGCTCTGCGCGACGCTGCGCACGATGCTGGCGCACTGCTTGCGCGGCTTGCCCGCCACCGTCAGATCAAAACTCACATCGGCGGCGGCGCTGATGCCGAATTCGGAATAAAGGTCGTAGACCGTGGCGCCATCCTTGTCGAGGATGACGCCCTTCACGGCGCCGACGCGCTGATGCTCCAGCGTGGCGTCGAAATTCGGCGTCACCTCGCCCATGCGCTGAGCCAGATAGGTCTCGACCGTGCGCGGTTGCGCCGGCTGGCCGAACTCGCGCACGTTCTGCACTTCATCGGCGTTGACGAAATCGTCGATCTGGAAATGCGACGCCTTCAGCACGCGCGCCTGGCGGCTGAGCTTCGGCCGGGTTTCGCCGGGGCCGCCGCGGCGGGTCGGCGAAATCAGGGAAAGATAGCCGTCCTTGTTCTCGATCTCGATGCCGGTCGTGATGATGCCGGTTTCGGGAAACAGGCCAAGTTCGCCGATGCGGCCGGGGATAAAGGGCTGATTGTTGATGCTGTCGGTGAGAGAGACGAACGAAAAGGCGTCCGACTCGAAGACATTGATCACAAGATCGTTCATGTTCGGGCGTCCTTTTAGCGCGCGATGATCATGGCGTTGGCCAGCGAGGCCAAGCCAGCCGTCTTCTGGGCGGCGTTGTCGGAGGATTTCCAGATAAGCGCGGACCCGCGCACCTCGGCATGGCGTGCGACCGCCACGGCCTTGGCGTCGGCGGAGGTCGCGTCCACGCGGTCATAGAGAATCGCGGCGGCGGTCTGCGAACCGTCCGAAGCGGCGGCGTCGCGCAGAGTGTACTTGCCCGATGCTGTGATCTTGCCGAGCACCGCGCCCGGCTGGAGCACGCCGGCGCCGGAAGCGACCACGATATTGTCGCGCGAAAGGTTGCCTTCGTCGTCGATGCCGAGAAGGAACGAACCGGCGTGCGGATTTTCGGTAAGGATAGTCATGGGCGGAAGCTCCTGGGATCAGCGACGGCCGGCCTGAGCGGCGCGGCGGGCGTAAATGTCGGCGGCGACCACGGTCTTGGCCGGCTGCGCGGCGGCGTTGCGCTCTCCGCCCGGGCCGAGCGAAGCCGGCTTGTGCGCGGCCATGGCGGCGGCGAGCGGCGAGGCCGGCGCGGCGTTGCCCTCTTCGGCCGAGGCCGCCAGCGCCGCGCGCGCGTCCTCGGCGCTCATGCCGCTTTTGAACGCGAAGTGCCGCGCCAGCGAACCTCGTGTCTTGGCCTCGTCGCTGTCCAGAATAGCCGAAACCCGCGCGCGTTCGGCGGCCGTCGCCTGCGCCGACGCCTCGCGGCGGGCGGAAGCCAGTGCGGCTTCGTGTTGCGCCATCGTGATAACGGACGCCGAAGCGGTCTGCGCGGATGCGGGCGCTGGCGCCGGATCAGCGGCCGCGCGAACGGCCGCCAGCAAAGTCTCATTGCTCATGCGGGTTTCCTTGTTTGCGCGGGCGTCAGGCCCGGCTCATTTCGCGGACAAAGGCGTCGAACGCGTCGTTGGCGTGTCCGACAGCATCGGCAAGGCCGAGTGCGACGGCGTCCGCGCCGTCGAATTCTGCGCCCTCGGTGGCGAGGGCTTGTTTGGCGTTGAATCGCCCTGATCGATATTGCCCGACGCGCGCGGCGAAATCCTGCCGCACCGATTCCAGCTGCGCCTCGACGCTCTCGCGCTTCTCTTTGGAGAGCGGCTCGACCGCGTTCATGGTCGCCTTGTCTTTTCCTGCGCGCAAAACGGTGACCTTGACGCCTTCCTTTTCCAGCCGGCCGCTCATGTCGGCGTGCAGGATGATGGCGCCGATCGATCCTGCGAGGCCGCTTTTGGGAATGACAATGCTGCGCGCAGCAGAAGCGATTAAATAGGCGGCCGAGAGCGCATGATCGGTAAGTATCGCCAGCGTTGGCTTGATACTGGAAAGCGCGGCCAGCATATCGGCCGTCTCGAACACCCCGGCGACTTCGCCGCCAAAGGAATCGGCCTCAATCACGACACCCTTGACAGCGGGGTCACGCGCGGCGCGGACAATCTGAGCCTGCATGCCCTGGTAAGATGTGCGGCCCGACGACGCTCCGACGTAATTGCCCTTATGGACCAGTGTTCCTTCGACGCCGAGGATCGCTACATTGCCTATCCGGTCAAAAACAGGGGTCTGGTCGCGATCGTAGATGCGACCGGTGCGGTCGCCGAGACGCCCCGCCGACGGGCGCCCGTTCTGAAACGCTGAGTGGTCCACGGCGAGAGCGTTGACAACGGTGACGGGCTCGCCCAGAAGCCGTCCGCCGAGGCCTCCGACAATGGCGGCGGCTTTGGCGTCCGAGATCATCAGCGGCGTCTCAAACATGCGCGCGCAGATTTCGGCATAACTCGCGCTCATGGCTGACCTTTCTTCGACTTGCCCGGAGCCGGCTCTTCCGCCTCTGCCGGCATGGCCGCGAGTTGCTTCGCGGCCTGCTGCGGAATGGTCGCCGGCAATCCGAGCGCCTCGCGCATCTTGTTTTCGCGAGCGGTCTGGATCAGCACTTCAACCCAGTCCTTGCCCTGCTCGGCGCACTCATCTTCCAGCGTCGAGAAGCCGGCCTCAACGCGCGCAATCGCCGCCAGCGCTTCCTTCTGGGGATCGACCCACCCCCGGCCGGGGCCGATCCATTTAGCGGCGCAATAGGCGGTCTTGGCCTGATAGAAGGCCGGCGCGCCCTTGGGCAGCTTCACGTCGCCCTTGTCGATGGCCTCTTCCAGCCAGGCCGCAAAGATCGGCTGGGCGAAGCTGGCCGCGAAATTGTCCTTGCGGGCGGTGAAGCCGCGCCAGATTTCGATCAGGGCGGCGCGGGCCGAGGAGTAATTCACCTGCGACCAGTCCATCGACATTTGTTCGTAGGTCACGCCGATAGCGGTGGCGATATTACGCAGGACGGTACGCTCGAACGCCTCAAAAACGCTGTTCGGATGGTTCGGGTTGGTCAGCTCGACCTTTTCGCCGGACGCCAGGAAATTGACCTTGACGCCGGGGATGGAGATCGGCGCGGCCTCGTGCCATTCGCGCCGCTGGTCCTGGTACGCTGAGAGACTGCCTTCGTCGCTCATCGCCTCGGCGAGCTGCTCGGCATCGAACGGCGAAGTGATGAAAGCGGCCATGACGGCGTTGAGGATCGCCGCCTGCAGCTCGGCCTCGTCGTAGCGGCCGAGCATCCGGATTTTCTTCAGGATCGGCGCCAGCGGCGAAATCCCACGGAACTGTCCCGCCGCCTGCTTCTCGAAGGCATGAACCATGAGGGGACGGCCCCAAGGCGTCCGACGCGGCACGCGCTCCCAGGTCCAGACTTTCAGGTTGGCGAAATAGGCCTCGCCCGGATGCGCGCCGCGCACCCAATAGGCGACCGGTTCGCCGCGCGAATGGCCGGAGGCGTCAAGATCGAGTTCCACGCCGCCGCGCAGCGCGTAATTATCCGGCGCGTTGTTCTGGTTCGACAAGCGGTCCGGATGAATGACCTGCACAGCCGTCGAATAGGCCCAGTCGCGCTCGATCCAGTCGATCTGGGCCAGCGCCTCGCCATCCCAAATCCGGTGCCGGAACGCCAGCGCGAGGATCGAGCCCCAATTCATCTGGCCGCCGGCGTCGCAGGTGAAGTCAACGCATTCAGCCCAGAGTTTGAACTTCGCCTCGATCTGGTCGGCCAGTTCCGCCGCAGCGTCCGAGTCGATCCCGAGCGCCCTCGCATTCGGCTTGGACGAAAGCCGCCAGCTCGCACCGATCACGGCGTCTACGATGCGGGCGACGCCGCCGGAGGCCCAGCCGTCATTGCGCGCAAGATCGTGGATTCGCGCCGACAGAATGTTCCGGTCGGCGGCGATCGCCACCTGCGGCGCCGGATTCCACGCCGACCAGGTCGAAAGGTCCGGATCGGTCAGCGACGCGCCATTGAACGCGCGACCCAAGCCCCACCCGAACGCGCCGGCGGCGGACGCCCCGGCGCGCGGACGCGCGGGGGCCGCGCGCGGCAACGGGTCGCCGGTCGGGCCGAGGATCGCGGGAACCGTCATTTAGAATGCAACCCTTCGGCCGCGCGGGCGGCCTTGCACGGTCATGTCCCCAAGCGCGCGCAGCTGGCCCCGCAAATCACTGATGTAGCCGCGCAGATTGCCGACATTGGCGGGCGAGAACTCGGTCCACTTCTCGTTGTGCCGCAGACGCGTCGTCGCGCCCATGACGGTCACTTCGTGCAGCGCCTGCTCGGCTTCAGCGAGGCGCTCGCGCAGGGTGTCAGCATCAATCGCCATCGTTCGACTCCTCCGAGGCTTCAGCGACTGCCGCAGCCAGCGTCGCCGCCGTTTCGTTCAGTTTCCGCGCGACGTCGGCGATCTTCGGCGACTCCACCACCGCAAGAACGGCGTCCGACGCCATCGCGGCCAGATGCTCGGCGGCGGCGAGGAACCGCTCGCGATCATGCGCAAAATCGGCGGAGCGCGCTTGGGCCAGAAGAAATTCGGCGAGATCGCCCGGCAGGTGCATTGGCTCACTTCCTGTTCAGACTTGCGGCGAAATCCGCCATCGCCCGGCGCGGCTTTTGCGCAGGCGGCGGCGCCGGTGGCGGAGAGGGCGTATCGTCCTGTTCGGTTTCGGACGGGGGCTCTGGCGCGACCGGCGCGGCGGCGGGCGTCAGCATGTCCTCTATGTCCAACTGGCCCTGGTCCGGCGGCGCGGCGCGCTCGCGCTCGATCTGGTCCCAGCGGCCCGGCGCCATGTCGCGCACGCCGAACTTGATGGCGGCGGCTTCGGCCTGCAGCATGGTGTCGAGGCCTTCGTTGCGCTGGCCGTCCTGGACTTCCCAGACGTATCGAACCTCTCCGCCATTGCCCTTCTTGAGCACGCGATGCTCGGCGGTCAGCTCCTGGAAGAAGTCGTCGCCCATCTCCTTCGGGAACGCGATGAAGCCATAGGTGAGCGGATCATCCTTCGCGAGGTGGCGATAGAGCGCCCATTTCATCACCCACGATGCGAAATGGTAAAACCGCGACGAGTAACGCAGCAGCTTGCCGGTCTTGCGGTTGCGCTCCTTTTTCACCCGGGCCAGCAAGGGCTTGTCGTCGCCGTCGACACCGCGGACCATGATGACCTTGGAGACCGGGTGCCGTTTGGCCCAACCCCAAACCTCCTCGGTCATATAGTTGCCGTCGATCGCCAGCATGTCGACGCCGAACTCGCGGCCGGTCTCGCCGCGCCATTTCGACGCCAGCAACTCGTCAAGCCGGGGGTGCGAACTGGTGGGCGTGTCAATCGCCGCATCCTTGATGTGGCGATAGTCGATCACGGCGCGGCGGCCCTCGCGCCCCCAGGCGACCGCCTGCCAGGCCAGCCACCCGTCCTGCACGTCGACGCCGACCGTGACCACGAACGCCCAGGCCGGAACGACGCCGCGCTTGTGCCCGCTTTCGTCGGCGCGTTTGCGCAGCGCCTCCCAAGGCGGAGCCTCGCCCTTGACCTGATAGGCGCGACCGGCGACATCGTTGAAGAAAACCTGTTCCTTCTTCGGATCGCTCCTCGCGGACAACCAGGCGCGGGCGATGCGCTCAAAGCTCTGCAGCAGCGAATAGGCCGACCAGATGTCGAAGCTGCGGTGATAGCGAGCCGCCTTCGGGTTCTTGGCGATCCAGCGCCCCTTGAGCAGCATCGCGGGACGGTGGTGCTCCTCGATGGCGCAGCCGCATTCGTCGCAAACGAAATGAGCCCGCTCCGGCTCGTCCTCGTCGAGGTTGTCGAGAAAGTTTTCAAGCTCGAGGGTCTGCTCGCGCCCGCAGTGCGGACAGGGAAAGTAGAACTGCTCCTGGCTGCCTTGCTCGTAGTTCTTTGTGATCCGGCATCCCGGCATGACCAGCGGCGTGCTGATCTTCAGGACCTTGGCGAACTCGCACGCCTGGCTGCGCGAATCGGCTTGCGATTCTGGGTCGCCGGCCGCGTTCATCTCCCATTTCGACAGGTCGTCCTGGACCTGCTTGGGCATTGTGACTTGCGACAGCGACGCCGGCGAATTGGCGCCGGAAATCAGGATCGCGCCGCGTCCGTCCGCGCGCTCCTTGAACAGAATATTGTCCGCCCCGTCGCGGCTCTTTTCGGGGAAAACATCCGCGAGCGCGGTGGTCCCGCGCAGCATTTGCTTCAGCTTGATCTTCGACCAGCGCCGGGCGTTGTCCTCGGTCGGATGGCAGTAGAGGAAGTCGCTCGGGTCGAGGGCTTGCGAGCCCAGGGTGAACACGTTCGCGAGGATCGTGCCGCCGCACTGGGCCGACTTTTTGATGGTCACGATCCGGCACGGATCGGACGGACCGAGCGCGCGATAGATCTCCGTGAAGAACGGAAAATTGCGCGGGTTGAACGGCCCCTTGAAAGTCGGCGACTCGCGTTCGCTGAAAACGATGTTCGCGACCGCCCAGGCCTCATAATCAACCGGGGGCGGCGGCGTCCAGACGTCAGCGACCGCGCCGTAGGCCAGCCGGCGCGGGTTGGCCAGATGGATCGTCATTGCGGGCGCTGCGGCTCGTCATAGGTGTCCTGGTCCTCGACGGTTTCGGCGGCGCCTTCCACATCAACCTTGAACTGCTCGGCGAGCCGCTGCCGCGCCTCGCGGAATTTCTCGCGCAGGATATGCAGCGCGTCGCGGTTCGGGATCGAGAGTTTGGCGGCCAATTCGGCGGCGATCTCCGGCAACATGCCCTCGACTGTCGCGAGGATTTTAGACGAGACGCCGGCGACCTCGGCGCGCATGTCCGCCGCGCGCACGTAGAAACCGCGGTTGGCTCGCCGCTCCTCAAGGAGCCGCTCAGTCTGGAGCTGGACCTGAAACAGCTTCTCCTGCTTGATCTTCGTCTCGACCGTGTCTTCCGGTTCGAAGGTTAGCGCCTTGGGCTCTGGCAGCGGCAGGACCGGCGCTTCGAGGCGGGTCGAAAGCCCGTTCAGCCCGAGACGCTGGTCGATGTTCAGCCGCTCCTTGAGTTGCTCGCGCGCGACCGCTGGATTGATGCGCGCCGAGCGCCCTTCGCCTTCGATTGCGGCCCCGTTGATCTTGCCTTCGGAAATCCACTGCGACACGCGGCCAGGGGTCACGTTCATCATGATCGCGAACTGCGATTTTAGGACGGCCCCCTCGTTTTGCATGAGTTCTTTAGCCCCTAAAGGCGACTTTAGGCTTCGAATTTAGCTGCAACAGCCGATAGATCGGGCATTTACAAGCCGCGGATCGCGTTTGCCCGGGAAGGACCCGCCAACCCCGGAGGCGCCCCCTTCGTCTGCTGGCTTTCGCCCGAAGCGACGACGATCACCTGGCGCCGACGATTAACGTCATCAGACGGCCGATCTCAGCCGGCAGGCGCGACGCGACGGTGCGCTCGAAAGCTGCGCGCGCCGCGCCTCGCACCATCTCTTCGGGGATGAACACGCCCGACTTCACCTTCTGGATTGCGCCGCCCCATTTCCCGCCGGCGACGTTCCGATAAACCTGACCGTTCAGCTTGGGCGACGCCGCGCGTTTTCCGCGTGGCCCCGACAACATGAACGCGCCGGAATAAAACGTCTGTTGGTCGCGCGGGTGCGCCGATACGCCGCCGCCGCCCTCATGTGCCCCGAAGTAGCGCAACGAAATGTCGCCGCCTCGCGTCATGAGCGTGTACGCGAGCCCGCCCTCGCCGGCGGGAAGATCGTGGATCGCGCGCGGAATGGTCGATCCATGCAAGCCGACCTGATGTTTCATCGGGCCGATCAGGCCCGCATGAATCTCTTGGCCGATCTCGTTGATGACGCCTGCGAGTTGCGTGCGAAACGCGCGGGACGCGGCCGCGTCCATGCCGGCGATCATCGTATTGAACGCCTTGGCGTCATAGGTGACCAGAACGCGCATCTTTTCAGGCTTTCGCACTCGGGCTGGATCTACGATCCAGCTTGCTTTCGAGGAATTCGGCGCTGTGTGGCGCTCTTTTCATCCTCGACGGGTCAGGAGCTCATCCCTGCCGGCCGCGGCGCTTGCCGCATACCCGCGTTTGAAACCTGTTCATTGGCAAGCTCAATCGCGCGGGACATATGGAGAACTGATTTGCAGAAATTCGTCAAGCGATCGGACACGTCGGCAGGGTGCTTTTCGCCTTTAGGTCCGGTAGGCATTATTCTTGTCGCTGAGCAGAGAGCTTGGCATTAAGCTGCTCAAGTTCAATCATGCACCATTCCATATGTTTGATGATGCCAGCGCGCTCTTCAGGCGTGAGGCTAAGGCTCGCAAAATCAATTCCATCCAACTTTATTGATTCACGAAGCGTTTCAATGTCTCTGATTAATTTTTCAGCCAGTGTCATTCAACCCTCCTGCCTTCCGCCAAGCATACCACGGAAATAGGCGCTGACGAGCAGGCGTCAAGACCGTCAAATTTCAAACTGCGACACTATCTCTTCGTCAGTTCGCACGTTTCCACTTCCAGATCGAACCCCTGCCCCAACCCAGACGTCCCCAGCGACTCCAATTCGAGGAAAGCCTTCATGCGCTTCTTGCCCTTGAACGACAGAATGCGGGCGATCATTCCCGCAAACGGACCGCTCTTGATCGTGACGCGCTGGCCCACCTCAAACGCTTCAAGCGCCGCCGCCTGCTGCGCGGCTGCGAGACTGTCAATCAGCGGCCCCGCAGCCAGCAGCGCCGTCATGGTCCGATGCGAAACCAGCGCCGGCCGCGCGAACCTGTCGCCGTCGCGCAGCACTTCGGACACCCCGCGCGCATGCGTCGCGTCGCACCAATGGTCAAAATCGTTCCAGCCAAAGAACACATAACCGGGAAACAGCGGGAAAGCGGCGTTCTTGGCTTTCACCCGCTCGCCATTCCGCTTGTACCGCCAGCGCTGCTCTACGATCGCGGGCGCAAACACTTCGAACCCCGCAGCCTCCAAACCTTCGCGCGCGGCGGCGTTGCACGCGGGTTCCGGAAGGCGCTGACGCCCGAATGAAAACTCGCGCCGTTCTCCCAGCGCTTTCACACCCGTCTTCAAACCCGCGACGCCCCAAAATTTTGCAACCATCTCGATGCTCCGACACGCTAAACCGGCGATCCTCCCGTCCCTCCCGGATTTTTAGAAATCCTCCCGTTCATAAGCCATTGATTGAAAAGCCTTTGGGAGGGTTAGGGAGGATAGGGAGGGTTTTCACATATGAAATTCGTATTTTTTTCCTGCGCGCACGCACACACATGAGGCCGAAGGCTCGAAAAACCTCCCTATCCTCCAAAATCCTCCCAACACCCGCGAAAACAGATACTTGCGC